CTTAAAATGGCTACACTACTGATAATTTCAGTATGTCCTACCATCCCCAAGTGCACGCCTTCGTTTAATCTCTTAGTTAAACGATCTAGCAATACCGGTTCATATCGGTAGCAAGGACTGATGGTGATAATTCACTAACGACTTTGAAACTTCAAGTCCTACCATTTAATTGGAAGGTTTAGAAATTTGGGTTAGCATCCCACTTTGAGTTACCTGGACTGAATTACTTTGCTCGTTCTAATTTATTAACAAAAAGCTACTATAAATAATTTTAATTTTAGCGGCTTTATTATTAATTTCATTAGCAAGATTACCCCAAAAGAGTGAATAAAGATCAATGAGATTTATAAATTCTTTAAGGTAGTATCATTCGCAACTCTGTTATTAAGCATAGATCGAAAACTATTGCTTCTACTCGCAGATAGAATAGTTAGTCTTATCAAATGTAATAAGTTTGATTTCACCTTCCTTTATCTAAAGGAAAGTGTAAGATTGACTGTTCAAGCTATGAGTGGAAATCCTTCTTGCTCTGATCCTCAAAAAATCAGGGTTAAGACGGATAGTTTTGGAATACCCACAATAATCCCATTTGAACTCAGAAAGATAGTGAGACACTTTATTGAAAACAAAGAGTCTACCTATAATTATGTGTATCAATTAAGATTGTTGAGGGCCTTACTTACTTGTTTAAGTATTTACAGAGTCTTTCCAACTAAGGTAATTCCTAAGCTTGATACAATTACGGACCCTATTCGGTCCTATAGCGTAACATCTTTGGATTACAATAAATTGGAAGATGCTGTCAGGGAAATTATCCCTTCAAAATACTTACGAGTTAATAAATCAAAAATAATAGGTGGTGAATCAGCTGGCCCTAATTCTAAGAAAAGTATATGAGGGACTGAAGCAGATGCATGTGCATTTCTGCATTCTCCAAAACATTTATATTACCTTATTAGGTTAAATGGTTTGAAGAACTTATTCTGGTCCTTATACTTACTTGTCATTTTGGCTATCTCATCCCCATTTTATATTATTAATTTGATCTTTACGAAGAAGATAGCAGTACTCGGGAAACTATCTGTAGTTAATGATCAAGCTGGAAAAGCCAGAGTAGTAGCAATTACTAACTGGTGGTACCAACAGAGTTTGAAACCTCTGCATGATGCCATTTTCCGTGTCTTGAAAACATTACCTCAAGATGGTACCTTTGATCAATCAAAACCTATTAATCGTTTGTTAGCTACTGTTGAAGCTAGCCAAAAATTATATGGATTTGATTTATCTGCTGCTACCGACAGGATACCTGTACAACTTCAAAAAGATATTCTTACCATCATTGGATACGATGGAGATACCTGGATGAAGATGTTAAGTATTCCTTGAAGTTATAAAAAACAAAATATCTTTTACTCTGTAGGGCAACCTATGGGAGCTTACTCTAGTTGAGCAATGTTGGCACTGACACATCACGTGTTAGTACGTTTCGCTGCTCAAAAGGTAGGTTTATGCAATTTCAGTTCTTATTCTATCCTTGGTGATGACATCGTTATCGCCGATGATGCCGTTTCACAAGAATATTTGCACCTGATAAATTCATTGGGTGTGGATGTTAACTTGTCAAAGTCTGTTATATCTAATAGATTTACAGAGTTTGCTAAGATGTGAGTCGGTAAGAACCTAAATCTTACGCCTATTGGTCCTGGGTTAATTCTCCAAGCCATTAGACATAAGTTTTATGTTTCTAGATTAATTATTGAAGTGCACAAGTTAGGTATTCTTACTTATTTCAGCCCCGAGACTATCTCTGATTGTGTGCCCAGATTCCTTAAATCCGGTAACATTCTCAAAGTTGTTTTAGGTTCGTACTTAGTATCTAGTTATTTCAATGAGTCTACTGTTCTTCCGAAGAGTAGATCTTCATCATTGGAATTTAGATTAAGTCCTGTAATATATAAGAAGTTCTATAATCTCTTTGTCGAAGAGTCTTATAGTTCTATAAATTTAGGATGAACCAAGATGCTTGAGTCTCTTAAACACCTTTTCTTTAAGGGTATTAGGACGACTACCACAAGATTAGGTCCTCTATTTATAGCCGATTTATTATGATTTTTCTTAAAACCAGGTTTTTGATTCTATATCAAATCTTTAGATAGAACTCTATCTGAACTTTTATCTAAAAAGATGCTATTAGACATCTTAGTAGAAGATCAGAAAGATATTAAATTTGGAGATAAGAAGATAGTATCAACCATCTGGGCTCAGTTCTTTTCGTCTATAGTAGTAAATACTACAGATTGGAAGAAAAGAGAAGATGTAAGGTTACATTACAATGTCATGAAAAAGATTGTTAGTCAGCTTCCTCCCGTGGAGACGTGGGATAAAGTCGACTTTTCATCTCATTTTTGATATCGTGATGGAAATTTCATACGTGCATTAGAGTTAGAACTACTTACTAACAGTAGAGTTCAAAGTCAGATCATGCTTACCTTCCGGACTAAGTCGCCCGGTAAGAAGTAATCCCTGACTACTTGAAAAT